GTTGAACATTAGGCTGCGCTTGCTGTGCACCAGTTGGGCCACCCTGAGACCAGCTAGGGTTATTACTAGCAGGTTGATTACCAGTGGCTTGATTAGCAACCTGCTGAGCATTGCCAGCCCACTGCGTATTCTGTGCCGTCTGCTGTGGCTGCTGACCAGCCTTACCCGGTTCATTACCAGCAGTGTCATAAACCTTCTTAAGCTCGACATAGCCACCTTGAGGCTTTTCAGCAGTAGGCTCATGACCTTTCTGGAAACCAACGTCCATCAAGCCACGTCCACCACGCAAAGCAGCACCATCGTTCTTAAAGTCAACTTCAAAACGTCCGGTAGCGTGACAGAGAGCAGAAAGTTCCTGCTGAGCAATTTTGCGAGCAGTATCATTTTCATTCCAAAGATTATAGCGCTCAACAATAGAGCCAGCAGGAGAGGTCAATTCGACTTCGAACAAACCTCCCTTGCCTTCCTTGGTTGGCTTAACTTCAGTGTGGGTAATTTCGAACGGAAATTTATTACCAACAGGATGGGCACCGCCACCCTGTTGAGGTTGAACTTCACGAGCATTAAAGACAGCATCGAGAGGCATATTTAAAAGTCCTTAGTTTGGGTTGAGATTAAGTTCAGATTAAAGTTTAAATTCGCGGAGATTATCAGCTTAACACCTTTTCTAGCTTTGCTACCTTAGCACGAAGCTCCTTAAGTTCGTTATACATTTCTCTGAGTGTCTTAGGTTTATAAGGACCAACCTTGACGCCAAGCTTTCGACCGGGTTTCTTCTTAGCTACTCTAGACATTACCATCCCTCCGGAATTTTAACCTGCTCTACAGCAGATTGCTCTTGTGCTGATGGCCCCTGTGCTGTTGGTTCCTGTGGCCTTGGATCAACTTCAATTTCAGGAGTTTCCTTATTCAAACGCTTTGTTAAAGTGTGAATGCGTTCGGAGGTTTCGATAGAGTAATTAGAATAATCCATCCCAGAAGGGCCAAGGCTACCACTATAAGTTAGACTGTTAGCATGATGCCTAATTAGCGCTCGCAATTCATCTTCAGTTACGGTTAGCTTGAACGTTTTCATTTGTGATTTCCTTTAAAAATCCATAAAATTTAACAGCAGCATTTACAAACTTAGTATCACTAAAAATTACATTTCCGTTTTCATCGTAAGTCTGCCCACAATTACTTTCAATCGCCATTGCTAGAGCAGCATGCCTTAGAGTTTGTTCATTATCGCTCATAATTTCCTCGTTTTCTTCGTCAAAATCAATTTCATTAATCATTGTCATTTTAATTCCATTGCTTTCTTCACAAGTTTTCCAAAATGAGGTTCTTCAAATGTATCTAGATTGCCTGTTCTATTTCTGGCAATTACATCATAACTTCCATTACATTGAAATGCTAATACTTCTCCTACGTTAGGGACAGGGACTTTTGCTAATCTTAAAATACAATCGTACAGATGAGAAACTCCGCTTGATCCATTTAACTGTTGACCGGGGAAAGCAGGTCTTCGTTTTCCATCAGAAGTTAATTCTTCTTTAGCGATAAGAAATAAATGTTTTTCTTTCATGTAGTATAACCGCTGAAAATAAGGCATTACATAATTAGCCATATCGCCGTATTGAGCTAAACCATGCTTACTTGTACTTTCGTCAAGAGCAATGTTACACATTTGGCTAATGCTATCGATTGCAAGTGTATCAAACGCTTTAGCTTCTGATGAATGCTCAAACCATTTCATAAAGTCGTCGATTTTGGCTTTAGTTGGTGCAATCCAAGTAGGAACCTCGCTATTGCGCATTGATAGCAATCCGGGCTCACAAGCTAATAGTACTGGTCTTGGGGCCGTGTTCACGGTGGGAGTTTTAGCCGATCCGGGAGGACCATAGCAAAGTGCTTTAACTCCCATACTTTGGGCAAACTCTTTTGCAGCGCGGAGATCATTTATATTCATTTGAAAATATACTGAGGAATATATGAAATATCCAAACCATTTTCAGGCTTCAATTGACCGCGAAGAATTTGACGCCTTCGCCTGTCAATTTCCTGTTGGCCTTGGTGGGGCTTATATTTAGAGTTACGAAGCTTTTTGTCACTAATATTAAGAGATTTTAAAATAGTTTTAGCAAACATTATTTCTTCCCCTTCTTAGGTTCGCGAATTTCAAGGCTAGGTGCTGCATCAGTAATCACCAAAAACTCATTAATAATCTTCAAAGCATCTTTTGCAAATGGATTTTCCTTTTCGGCATCCTCTTGCAATTGACGATACTCTGTTAAAAGGAAATTAGGCGTCCAACTTACTAATCTGTCTGCAACGAATTTACCCTGATTGCCAAGATTTTCAATTCGCTCTAATCCTGCCCACACCTTATCGTTATCACTATCCAACTTATAATTATACTTAATTTGAGCTTTAGCGACAAAGCCACCACCAAGCTCAACATTGTTCATTCCTTCGGTTTTCTCAGTAACTAGGAAGTTGACGCAAATCTTGCGATACTCCATTTCACTTTCTTTGGCTTGCGCAAGAGCTTTTTGACTATCCTGCCAAAGCATAAGCATACCGTCTTGATCAATAGGTAATCCTGCATTATGAAGGATCAACGAAATTTCGTCAGTAAGCCATGAAGGTTTGGTTGGCTCACTGATAGGTTGCATGGTATCCCAAGGATTATTCATATTTTTATATTCCTAAGTCATAGTTGTAAATGTAGTTCCCGCACCGCGCCCACAAAACAAGCTTTTACATGTTTGCTCAGAGGTTGGTGGACAGATGCAACCTTTTGGAGCTTGCTGCATTTGAGTATCTTCCCTTACTAGTACATAACCAACATTTTCAGCGATAAAGCATGCTAGTCGATATTGTTCATTAGGTGTTAATTCAAATGCTAATTTACGCAATTCTTCTGTCTTATTTACTTCATTGGCCGCCATTCAAGAACGCCTCAATGCTGCGGCTATATGAATTATTGTTGAACCTTCTGGAGCACTTCCGGGAAATTCAGTTAGCAATAAATCACCATCTTTAACTTTTAAATTTGTGTTAGGCCACTCATCAATTACTCGTTTAGCTGCAAATTTTCCTTTTAGAAAATCAGCATTTGTAGTTTTGCCACTTCCTGATGGTCCCCAAATTACTACTATGGCCATGGATTATTTCCTTTTAGACCTTCTAGTTGTGGTGCGTGTGCTAAAGGTTTACCTAGCTGCTCCAACATCTTCTGACTAGGACTTTTAGGCGCAACTTCATCAATTGTCTTTTCAATCTTTTCCAGATCAGCAACATGAACAACAGGTTTTGTGGCTTCAATCTTACCAGCCCTATCGAACAACATTGCTAGTGTAATGTCAACATAGTCCATGAACATATCATCGCCAGCATTCCAGCCAACAATGCCTAGCACTGTATTGTGGGCAGTGAGATAGCTGCGACGCATTTCAACGCGATGTTGAGCATATAGTGTTTGATCTGTTTCAGAGAGGCTGTTTAGAATTTCGCGGATATCCATTATTAGCTATTCCTTATTTCTAAGTTCTGAAAGTCGTCGATATTGCCTAGTCCAAGGTTTACTATTTAAAAAATCTTTAGTATTATGTTTATAAATATAAAGAAGTAATAATAAAAATCCATCGTGATCACACATTACATCGGTTACTTTTCCTAGGCGTTGGTGTGATATTAGTATATATTCTTTATTAATAAACATTTTTCTTGCTTGATTTAGCTTATCATTAATATCTATTTCAATGCCTAACATTTCCATTTCCCTATTCTAATTAAAAAGCCTGCTAGGTTTGGGGACTAGCAGGCCCTTAACCCGGTATTTAACCCGGAGAGATCATGATAACCTCCTAGGTATGTCTGTAAAGGCTGTTTTCGCGAGGTTGACCCTAGACGCAATGAATTTTCCTGTCAAGTGATTTTTCTCTTGCTAAAAATAATTCTCCTGATAGGCTCGCGGCCGTTCACTGGAAAGAAGAAAATACCTATGCAACATCCTATATTTACCTCTAAGCTTCGCTCCAAGACGAAGGAGCTATTAACAGAGCATTTAAAATATAAATCAAATACAATAATTGATATTGCTAACTCAACTGGTCTTGGAGCTAATTGGATTGGCATGTTTTACGCAAATAAAATAAATAATCCTGATGTTGGTCGCGTTGAAACACTCTATAATCATCTTTCATCGACACCACTAGAAGTTTAAAATCGAATGAATAAATTCGAAAATATTCCTGCTGAAATGCGGGAGTTTAGATCATGGGTTTTATGGAAATTTAAAAATGTTGAAGGAAAGAAGCCTACTAAAGTTCCTTACTCTATTAATGGCTATCCTGCAAGTCCTACTAATCCTGCTGATTGGAGTAATTACACTAGCGTTATTAATATGTTTCAATTTGGTGGCTATGATGGGATTGGATTTGTATTTAGCGAAGATTGCCCCTTTTCGGGAATAGATTTAGATGATGCTGAAGGGGATGCTACTATCTATGAGCGTCAACTAAAAATATTTAATGAATTTAATTCTTATAGTGAGCTTAGCCCATCTGGAAATGGTCTCCATATTATTATTCGTGGTAAGATTAAAGGTGGAAAGCGTAGGTCTAAATCAAAAATAGAAGTCTATTCTTCAGAACATTATTTTACTATGACTGGTAATGTTTATAAAAATAATGTGATAACCGAACGTCAAGACCTATTATATCAGCTTTGGCAACAGATGGGAGGAGAAGTTAAAATTTTTTCTCCAGTTGCCAATGAACCTCAAACTAAAGAAGATGCTGCTATCATAGATATGGCGTCTTTGGCTACTAACGGAGCTAAATTTATTGAGTTATATAAAGGAGATTGGAAAAAGGTTTATCCTGAAATTGCCGCTCAGAATAGGGGGCCATCGGAAGCTGATCAAGCTCTAACCAATATAATTGCTTTTT